CATGGAGGAACAGAGATGCCTAAACTGATGGATTTATCTGGTAAAACTTTTGGAAAACTAACGGTTGTTGAATTAGATTTAAATAGATCGAAAGAATCCAAATGGCGTTATTGGTTATGCCAATGTGCCTGTGGCAATGAAAATTTGGCATCTGTTTGTACCTCCGAATTAAATAACGGTAAAAGGAAATCTTGCGGGTGTTTAAGGCACAAGACTAGTTGGCGATTCATAGATTTGGCAGGTCAAGTATATGGAAAAATTACAGTTGTAGAATTAGACCATGTTGATAAAGAAAACGGTCATTATTGGAAATGTCTGTGCGATTGTGGAAATCCCGAATATTTTTTAGTTTCTACGAGAAATATTAGGGGAGGAAAGGTTTTATCTTGCGGGTGCTTGCGAAAGGTTGCACAAGCAAAAAGAAAAGTAGATATTATAGGAGAAAAGTTTGGGCAACTGACTGTTTTCGGATTTGAAACAGATCCAAACAATGGTAGTACTATTTGGCTTTCTACGTGTGATTGCGGGAATGAAAAAATAATAAAATCTCATGGCGCCGAACTAAAAAATGGCGACAGGCATTCTTGCGGATGTTCTAAAAAGTCACTATTGCCATTTGGTGAAAGCGCGTTCAATAGATTGTTTTCTACATATAAATCAAGGGCTATAAATAAAGGGTTTGGATTCGAATTTACTAAAGATGAATTCCGCAATATAACAAAACAAGATTGTTTTTATTGTGGGAGGGAACCATTCCAAAAAGCCCCTCCTAATGTTGATAAAAAATATCATGGTTATTATATTTACAATGGCGTTGATAGAAAAGATAATAGTAAAGGGTATACTAAAGAAAATTCTGTTCCTTGCTGTGGACAGTGCAATGTATCTAAAAACGGATATACCGAATCAGATTTTATAGAATGGATAAAAATAACTTATAACAATTTACAACTAAAAGGAATAATCGGAGAATAACAATGCCAAATAAATCAATAGAAATTAGCGATGAACAATGGTCGCAAATAAACGCCGAGAACCGCAAAATTGTAATGGAATTTTTAGATCAATCTATGCAGTTGTCGCCTTATACGCTTAAGCAATATGAATCATGCTTGAAAATATATTTTTGGTGGGTACATGAAAACTGTGATGATAAGCCCTTCTATGAAATTAAATCAAGAGATTATTTGATGTATCAGAATTGGCTTAGTAAAAGAGGGTTGTCTTCGTCTGCTATAAAGTTAAAAAGAAGTGTAATTTCTTCGCTAAACGGTTATGTGGAACTCTACTATCAAGACGAATATAAACTTTTCAGAAACTATATCAATAAGAAGATTCCAGCCCCACCTCCTTCTTTCGTCAACGAGAAACAGCCATTGACTTTAGAAGAATATCAACATCTATGCGACGAACTAGAAAGACAGGAATTATGGCAACAATTAGCATATTTACAATTTAGTTTTTCTACCGGATGTAGGCGCAACGAAGCCAAACAATTATTGAAAAGTTGTGTAAATGCAGAAGTTAGCGTCAAAGATGTAGAAGTAAAAGACGAAAACGGTAATAAAAAAATTGTGCAATCAACAAGTTATTTGACTTCTGATATTCGTTGTAAAGGTAGAGGCGTTGTGGGCAAAGTGAGAAAACTCCAGTTTGATCAGATTGCTATGGATGCTATTAAAAAGTGGTTAGAGGTTCGTGGTGAAGACGGTTGTGAATATGTTTTTATTTCCAAGCATGGCGATAAAGTCAACCAGATAGCAAGTGAAACATTTAATCTTTGGTGCTCAAATATTTTTGAACCTATAGTTGGTCGTAGGGTACACCCTCACCAGATACGTGAAACTAGGGCGACCTCCCTGGTCGTCGAACAAGGCAGAGATATTAAAGTTGCACAAAGATTGCTCGGCCACCTGTCTTCTACTACGACTGAAATTTATGTCATACGCAATGATAAGGATGCTTCGAATGAGGCGTTTATTTGACAAGTAATTCAATTTATATTTTCAAGCAATAGAAAGGAGGGTAAAATATAAATGGCTGAATATAATGTAAGAGTACAACTTGAGCCTGTTATTGCTGGTTTTAGTGAAAAAGTTAGAAATGCGTTAAAAAATCAGGCACCGATAAAAATAAAACTAGACGTTGATAGTAATTCCCTAAGTCTTGCAAAAGCTAAGTTGCAAAACCAACTTAATTCTATCAGGGCATCTCATAAAGACGCCTATAATAACAGTGTAGTCGGGCTTATGGATGACGCCGTTCAAAAAATGGTGAGAACTTTTGATGGCAGCAAAGTTTCTGCCGCAAAAGTTCAAGTGGGAATGGGACAGCTTAGAAACGAAGTCAAAGAAACAGAACAGGCAATAAGAACGACCACGAGTTCTACCGACAACCTCGGAACATCTATTATAAAGGTCGTTGGCAAAATTGCCATGTGGGGTATTGCTACAACAGTTCTATATGGAACTTTGAAAAAAATCAAAGAAGGTGTACAATACGTTAAAGACCTAGATACCGAAATGACCAATATCGGTATGGCGATGGGTCAAACCACAGATCAAATATCTAATTTATCGCTAGAATTTAATGACATGGCGAGAGAATTAGGTGTTACCACCCTAGAAGTTGCTCGTGGAGCTACAGCATGGATTAGGCAGGGTAAAAGCGCTGCTGAAACCATGGAGTTCCTTAGATCCAGCACAATGATGAGCAAGCTGGGTAATTTAGAGGCGGCAGACGCTACTGATAAATTAATTGCGGTAACAAATGCTTATAACATAAGCGCAAAAGATTCGATTAAAGTTGTTGACGTCTTGATCGATTTAGATAATCGGTTCGCCACATCAACTTCGGAAATCTCGGCGGCGATGCAAAAATCTGCCAGTATGTCAAAACTAGCGGGTGTAAGTTATCAGGATTTGGCTTCATATATTGCCGTAATCTCTGCAACAACACGTCAAAGCGGAGAAACTATTGGCCAGGCCATGAAAACGATTTTCGCCAGGATGGAACAGGTTAAGGCTGGGGCGAACATAGATCAAGAGGGCGAAGCCATCAATAATGTTGAAAAAGTGTTATTGGCTAATGGCATTGCCTTGCGCGATGACGTAGATAGTTTTAGAGACATGTCCGCCGTTTTACAAGATGTGGCGGTAAAGTATAAGGAATTAGCTGCATCTGGAGATACCGTAGCACAACAACAAATTATTGGTGCGATTGCCGGCGTGAGACAGATTAATATGTTATCCGCCCTCTTTGACAAGTGGGATGATGTTACAAAAGCACAAGAAATAGCTGCTACTAGTGCCGGTGTTGCTAAAGATAGATACGAAATATTTTTAGATAGCATTAATGCATCTGCCGCTAATATGAAGGCATCTTGGGAAGCCGTTTGGCAGAAAACAATTAATAGCGATGCCATAAAGTTCTTTTATGATATGTCGGCAGGAGTTGGAGATCTTGTAAGTTCGATGGGCGGATTAATACCTGTTGTGCTATCTCTTGCCGGGGCATTTGTTGTACTTAATTTTACTAATATAGCTGCCGGTATTGGAACGGCAATTAAATCAGTACAAACATTTATGGTGACGCTTAGAGTTGCCGCTGCTGCTACTGCTGGTGAAATAGCGGTTGCAACGGCAGGCATCAGTTTGCTTATAGGTGCCGTAATATGGGTTGTATCTTCTCTAGTAACTGGCACAAAACAATTAGAAAATCAAATTAAAACAATCAATGAAAGTATAGCCAGCACTACTCAAGAAATATCTGACTTGGAATCAAAAGAAAATGTAATTAAAAATCTGGGAAAAGAGTATCTTGAGTTAAAAAATAATACGGAGAAAAGCACTGAGGAACAACGCAGATTTAATGAGGTACAAGAACGCCTAAAAGAACTTCTGCCAGAAATTGCCGGATATTATGATCAAGCCGGAAACTTTGTTATAAGTGAAACGGCTATTACCAGCAATCAAGAATATGTCAATTTGCTGCAAAACCAAGTTGACTTAAAAAAAGAACTTCTTGCCTTAGATGTTATATCGTTGATAGGTAGTGAAGCCGAAGCATATGCTAAGAGGCAAGAAAAAATAGCGGATTCTTCGAATTTGCTGAATATGGCTCAAACAGCCAAAGAAGGCGATTATACCGGATGGGGGGCGTATGAAGCCGGAAGATTTGCACGTGTCGATACAACAAAAGTTCAAAAAGAAATTGCTCTTCTAAAAAGTGAAAACGCCGAAGCCGTTCAAAACATAGTAGACGGATGGAAGTATCTAACGGTGGAACAGCAATCAGAACAAAAAAAACAACTCTCGAATATGGGGGATTTTGGGCAACAGGTTATTGATGTCTTAGAAGGAACGGCAGATGCCGTCGCATCCTCTCCTCCTTTAGTGCCAGATCCAGAAGCACAAATTGCGGGTATGGAATCTTTGATATCCACAATGGAAGCCGTAACTGCGGCACAAAAAGAACAAATAGACAACGGCTATATTAGTGCTCAAACAGCAATAGAACTTATAAGTGCTAATGCCAGTCTCGCACAATATCTAACTCAGACAGCTGACGGCTATCTGTTTGATGCAGAAGCCGCTCGACAAGCTACTTATCAGGAAATGCTGAACAAGTTTACCAAATATGGCATAGCGGATGCCGCTGTAGCTGCCGCTAACGGCAACTACAAGTTTGCTATGTCGGCTATTGCTGCCGCAAATGCCACCAAAGATGAAAAAGACGAAATGGTTAAGTTGCTCAATGTTTTTGCTGCAATGGGAGCACCCATAGTTTCAAGCGCAGGCGGTGGTGGCAGTGCTTCTGCAAAAGCAGTAGATGGGCATAAAGCAGAAACAGATGCAATAAATGCAAAAATTAAGGCATTAAATCGTCAAAAAGATGCGTTGCAGGATACGTTAAAACAATATAAAAATATTATCGATGCGCAAAAAGAAAAATTAAAATTAGATAAAGAAGAAAAAGATTATGCCAGGGAACTAGCTGATAAAAATAAAGAACTGGTTGATATCGATAACGATCTTCTGGCGTTGCAATTTGATAACAGCCAAGAAGCCAACGCGAAACGCTTGGAACTTGAAGAATTACGCGCGGAAAAAGCCGCGGAAATAGCGGAATTCCAGGCAGACAGAACTTATGATATTCAAATTGAAGCGCTCGACAGAGAATACGAAGCATTCAAAGCGATGATAGATAAGCAAATTGATGCCATCGATTTGATGATAGAGAAGTTCCAGGAAATGATTGAAGCCATTAATGCCGTTGCAGATGCAATGAACAATATGAGCGGCGGTGGAGGCTATGGCGGTAGAGACTCAACATCTACATCTGATTCTAAACTGTCGTTACCCAATAAGCCCGTTGGATCTAAGTCAAAACCCCCTGCGGGGCTTATATGGGGTTCCGGTGGAGTAATATCTAAGGACAGACTTACAGAAGAAGGGTTTTCTCAGGGCGGTATGGGCATCATCCCCGACGGACACCCCAATGACAGTTTTCCTCTCATGGCTGAAAGTGGCGAAATGTTTATGATTTTCAATAAACAGCAGCAGCAACAACTTGCTAGAGGGGCAAGAATACCTAGTATGGGAAGCATTGTTGCAAATACACAGAATTCCGGTGGTGGTATTACCGTAGGGGATATCAGCATATCGGTAGCTGGAAATCTGGATAAAGTAGCATTAGGAGATATAAAAACCGCGGTATTTGATGTTTTAAATTCCGCCAGTAATCAAAGAGGTAAAAGGGCTAATGCGCTTACATATAGTTTGTAGTAATTACGGGGTTGGGAATAAAATTCCAACCCCTTTTACTTATAACGTTTTCGACGGAATTTTAAATGAAAGGTAATAACAGGGTGACAGAGATATGATAGTTATAAATAATACCGGTGATCAAAATTTAAACACAGGTATTCTTGTTGGATCTATTGTGTTATGGTATGGCAGCGCAAGCGCAGTGCCTTCTGGTTATTCTTTATGCAATGGCAGCGGTGGAACACCTGATCTAAGAGGCAGATTCGTAAGAGGGGCGGCAACATCTGCCGAACTCCTGACTACTGCCGGTAGTGCCACTCATTTGCATTCAGGTTCAGATTCTGGTTCTGCTGGTGGTCACGGACACGGCTATACTGTTTCTATAAGCGCCAATGGCGAGTATAACTATGGATCTGGAACTGGTACGGCGTACGCTACGCAAGGACACTCTCACACAGTGAACAACGGCACCACAAGTAGTGCTGACAATCACGTCCATTCGTCCTCTGGTGTATCTGCTTTAGGATCATCGCTTCCTTTTCATAAGTTGCTATATTGGATAAAGAGGATATCATGACAGTAGCAATTGGTCAAATTTTAGCATGGCAGGCAAGCAGTGTTCCTGAAAATTGGCAAATATGTGATGGCAGTAATTCCACTCCAGACTTAAGGGGAATGTTTGTTTACGGTAAGTATGATGATAGCGACACCCCCACTTCTGCCAGTAGCACGTCTCATACTCATGTCGGAGCAAGTTCGTCAACTGCCGGAATACACGGGCATTCAGGAACAGTTAGTGCAGGCACAGATTCTGGAACAAGTACTTTGGGTGGCGCCAACTGGTATGCCGCCGGTAATCATACTCATGGCGCTTCTGTTAGTATTTCCGACAACGGTAATCACGCGCATTCGACAAATTTGTCATCTGCTACCGGATTGCCCCCATACATGCTTTTATACTATATAATGAAGGTGGCATAAATGGCAACTCCAACGGGTGTAATTACAATTTGGTATGGAACGTCAGGGAGTATTCCTTCGGGATGGGTTTTATGCGATGGCAGTAATGACACGCCGGATCTGCGCTCCCATTTTGTTATGGGTGCCAGTGGCGATGGTGAAGTCGGTACAACATCGGGTAGCAATACCCACCTTCACTCCTCTGCTCCGTCTTTATCTAGTGCGGGTAGTCACAATCATAGTCTTAGCGGAAGCACCAATAGTCAAACAGGTGGAACGTCTCAGGGTGCTGGAACCGCTGGCACTTATAGAAAATCAACATCACATAGCCATTCATATAGTGGAACAGCCGCCACTGAAGGTGGACACACTCATACAGTAGGGGCATCCGAATCATCCGCGGTTTTACCGCCCTATGTGAAATTATATTATATTATGAAAACATAAGAACGGAGGAAAATAATGAGTTTTTACGGAGATAGTTTTGTCTTCAATGGTATTCCCAGCGAATTATATGATTTGAGAATATTTAATTTTGATTCCTCTGGTCTTGTTGGTGGTAGCGCCGGTGGTGACGCCAGTATTTACGAACAGTGGCTGTATCGTCGGGAATCACCATATTTTTACGGCAGATATTATCAGAATTCGCTTGAATTTGATTTCACCGTAGGTAGTTTTTCTCATATCGACGGAAATAGTCGCCATGCGATTGAAACCTGGCTGTTGGGAAAATCAACATATCTACCGTTGAGAATAGTACAAGGTGATATCGCCGATGTCGTATATAATGTGATATTATCACGATCAACGCATTTATATGTTGGCAATCTAAATTATGCCCTGACTCTACACGCTAAATGTGATAGGCCTTGGGCTATAACTTATCCCCCTACTGTAACTAAAACATATTCAGATGGTTTGAATACAGAAACGTTTAATTATTTCAACGCAAGTTCCTACGGGGGATATAATCGTCCAGTGATTACTTTTACCATGGATACCAGCGGAAGTAGCACGAATTATTTTTCGCTTATTAACGCCAGCGACGACGACAGAGAATTTAGATTTGATAATCTCACACCGTTGGAGCAAATAACGGTCGATAACGACAAAGGCATTATTACTTCAAGCACATCGGCGTTGCGAATGGATAAATTCAATCAGAAATTTTTTAGAACAGTGCAGGGACTTAATGTTTTAACGCTTAGTGGATATTTTACCGAATTTACCATAGATGCGGTATTTGCTAGTGGAGTGGGGGTGTAACAACATGGCAATTACATCATTTGATGTCTACGACCAAGTGGAAATCCCCGTATTTACATTATGTAATCCCGATGAAACCGTATTGTATAACCTCGGCACTATTTTTGACCGGAATTTGGAACTACGCTATAACACCCTTTCCACCCTTACTTTTACCGCTCCTTCTCACGTAGATGGAGTTGCTACCGATTATTATGACAGCCTCGAATATCGACGCCTAGTTTTTGTAGAAGGTGTGGCTAATTTTATGATCACAGATGTAAAAATTGATAATAACGGTGGCGTGGAACAGAAGAAAATTACGTGTCAGTCTATGGAAGTTATTTTATCTTATAAAAAATTGAGTTTATTCACTGGCACATATACGTTTAATAGCGTCTTAAGTGGATCAGGAGTTACAACAACAAATCTTATGACGGAATTGATGTCGTATATTCCCGGATGGTCTCTTGTATATGTTGACCCCACGTTAACTAATGTGACACGTAGTTTTGACGTCACAGATAAAACCTTGTATGATTTCATGATAAACGATGTCAGTCAGACATTTCAATGTATATTTGTATTTGATACCATCGCCAAAACCGTAAGGGTGAAAACCGCAGATAATGCCACAACACCAACAGACGTTTTTATATCGTTTGACAATCTTATGAATAGTTTCACAAAAGACGAATCCACCAATGAATTAGTAACGGCTTTAAATGTTCTGGGTGGTGAAGACATGGCTATTAATCTTGTCAATCCCATTGGTACAAATACGATCTATAATTTCGATTATTATAAAGACACGGCATGGATGTCTCAATCTCTAATTGACGCCATCGATGTCTGGGAAGCCAGCGTGGAGGAGCAACAGCCTATATATGCGAATCTATTAACGGGTTTGCGTATAGAAAACACCACGCTCATTACACTGAATTCCGACCTGGTAACATTGGAGGGAGAACTTTCAGCGCTCGTTGTGGTAAAAGACGCAAGGGTTCAGCAGGGGCTGGATATCACGGAAGTCAGTGGCAGCATCGTTGTAGTAGAAGCGGAAATAGTTGATAAAGAGGCGGAAATCGCTGCGGAAGAAAGCGTCATTGACGGTATCAACGCACAATTATCTGCTATTAACACCAGTCTGCTGTTTGAGAATAATTTCACAGCGTCACAACTAACGAGTTTGAATAACTTTATAATAGGGAGCACGTATACCAATACCACATTTATTCAAACCAGTTTGATGAGTGAGGTAGACGTGCAGAATGTCTCACAGGAACTCTATGATCTCGCAGAAACCGTCTTGGTAAAACTTTCTCAACCTCGATACAGTTTTGAAATAGACGCCGCCAATTTTCTTTTTATCAAAGACTTTGAACCATTTATTGCGCAGATATCTTTGGGTTGCACAATAACTGTTGAATTGAGTCCAACGGTTTCCACAGTAGCAGCACTTTTGGGCATAGATTTTAGTTACGACGATCCCACACAATTTCAGTTATTACTTAGTAATCGCTTGAGATTAGATGACAGTCAGTTCCAATATGGAGATATGCAAGGCGAAACCATAGATGCGGGAATTACGACAAAATTTAATTCTCAAAAGTGGAATAGTGTCAGCAGTTCCTATAATTCTGTAATAGGCGGGGGAAATAATATCGTGGTATCCACGAGTACCTCTGGTAGTAGCAACCTCGCGGTTTTCTCCAGTCTCACCGGTACGGCAATAGCGGATGTCGGCG